GCTCCTCGGCGCGTAGCACGTCATTCTGTAGCGCCCCATCGATGAGCGAGCGAACGGCGGGGGCGTCCTCGATGAGCTGTCGGGTGAGTTGGGTGTAGACGGCGATCATGTCGAGGGTGCCGGGGGTGACCACCGGGCCCCACTCCGCGGAGGGCTTATTGCCCTTCTCCGGGACGATGGCGGCGCCGCCCGCAATCTTCTCCCACGCCACATATTCGATGGCGTTGGTGCTCACCGTGACCGTGGTCATCACGTTGAGGAGCGGGGTCGGGGTGAGGGGTGCGGTGGTGTCAACGGTGGTTTTGCCCCCGGTGAACCCCGCGGCCACAAGATCAGCGATACCCGTAGGGAGGGCACGCTCTTGGGTGAGGTGCACGCGGCTCGAGGTGCCCCGCCCGTTGTATCCGGTGAACACCTCGGAGCGGGTGAATGCCTCGCCCCAGGAGACGGGGCGGAGCTCGGCGCCGCGGTCATCGGCTCGGCGCTGTGCCTTGACGGCCCGCCCGTCCCGGGCGTCGATGGCGTCCCGCTTGGTCAGGAGGTCGGAGAGGGTGGCGGCCCTCTTATCGAGGGTGTCGGCCCGGGTCTGTAGATCAACGAATGTCGGGTCGTCCGGGTTGAAATCTTCGGCCTCGGCGAGCGCAATTGCGGCGTTGCGTGCGTCGTCACGCTCGGAGCGGATGTTTTCGAGAACGGTTGTAGTCATTGGGTGTCTCCCCGTGTCTAGTCATTGCTAGGTGTCACGGGGGTGTCTGTCGGGGCGGGTTATGCCTCGGTGATGCTCGAGGGGCCCGCAATGACTCGCAAAACCGCTAGGGCCCACTATGCGCGCATGGCCCGGAGCCGTGCAATGACCTCTTCTCGGCGGTGGTCGGCGCTCGAGTCCCGCACCGAGGCGACAAACGCGGCCCCGTCGTAGGCGCCATGGGGCACGAGGGCCACCCCCAGGAGGTGCCCGCGGGAGTGCCGCACATGCAACCCGTCACGGCGGCGGGTGACCCGGTACCACGACGGGAGGGCCCGGAACTCGACGGAGCATTGATCTAGGGAGCCGTCTAGGGCGAGCTCCCGGGCCTCGAGCCCCGCCGCGGTGTTAGAGAACTTGGCCCGCACCCACACCCCATCCGGGCGATCATCCACCTCACGGGCGTGCCCGATGAGGGAACCACCCATCGAGGGGTGATTGTGAAATAGCTTGACGCGGTGCGGCGCCTCGGTGGCCCGGGCGAACGTGGCGGGGGCGAATGACTCCCAAAGGTCCGGGGTTAGTTGCGCCTCAACGTCATACGGGGCGGCCCGGAGGAGGAGCGTGCCCTCATCGGGGTCTATGGCCTCCACGGTGGCGGCCCGGTATTGCACCTCGGAATAGCGGGGCACCGTGTCGGGGATGGCGATAACGGCGGTCATGGGGTGGGCCCTCCTACGGTGTCGGTGGTCGGTGATAGGGGCGGCAAGCCCTCAAGGGTGCGGACCTCATCGAGCGTGAGGATGCCCGCGGCCAGGGCGGCGGTGTAGGCGGCGATCCGCTCGGCCAACGTGGGGTTGGCGAACCCGTCGAGGTTGACGGTTACCGTCTGGGTGCCCGGCAGGAGCGAGGAGAGCGTGTCCTGAACCCCGGATATCCACGGGCCCAACCCGAAATCGCGGTGATTCTCCCAAGCGTCGCGGAGGTTGGTGTACGTGGCGGAGTTGTTGAGCCCCGCCCCCAACGTCATGGGGTCGAGCCCGAAAGCAAACGCACAATCGGCGATATTCAGCCGTTTCACTTGGTCGAGGGCGGCGTCAACCGGGGAGAGGTTGAGCGGCACAAACGCGGTGGTGGAGTTGAGGACGGCGATGCTCCGCCTCGAGCTCGAGCCGTGATTCTCGAGCCACTTGGCCTTGAGCTTGTCCGCTTGGGGTTGGGTCAACCCCGGCACGTCGGTTTTGAGGTACCCGTTAGGCACCCCGGCCCGGAACTGCCCGGCTTGGTAGCTCTCGATGTTGCCCGAGAGCGAGAACACCCCGGGGCTCATGGCGAACACCCCTTGGCTCATGCCCTCGGTGTCAACCGGGGAGAGCGGGTTACGTAGCACCGTGATTCGCCACTCTCCACCCTCGAGCACTCCGTCACGGTCGAACGTCCACCGATCCCCCTCGGTCCCCCCGTCGATTTGCCACACGAGGGCCCCGCCCACCTCCGCGGTGTGGAGGAACTGAGGGTGAACCACCCCGAGGGTGCCCGCCATCGGCGCACCCTCCCCATCGGGGAGCCACACGATGGCCCCGAGACCGAACCACAGCGCGGCGCGTATCCACTCCGCCCAAAACGTTGAGCGCACCCGGAGCATGGCGGAGGCGGCGAGCGGCACACCCACGCGGGCATCCGGGCGGGCCAACATCGGATCTAGGAGCCACCGCGGCGGCGGTAGCTCGGTGCCAGAGTCGAGCACCCGGAACGGGGCCACCGTGAGCGGCCCGGTGATGAGGGCGGTTGCCCGGGTCACGGCGGGCACCGCCCCACCCCACCCGTGCGGCCATGGCCCGTTGGGGCCAATCGGTGTTGCTCCCCCGCCGCTGTCGAGCCCTATCCACCACATGGCGGGGGGGATATCGGATGGGAAACCGTCCGGGTCATTGGTGAGGAACCCGCCATTGACTCCGGGGTTACGTGCGTAGGCGGCCCGCTCGAGGATGCGGGAGCGGCGAGGATTTGCCATTGTCGGGGGCCCTAACCACGTGACCAACGGGGGGTGAGGGCCCGACACTGTGCCCGATGCCTCGAGGGTAGCCCCCCGGTGGGGCCCCAACACCCCGCCAGGAGCCCGGAAACGGCATTTTCCGGGGCTTAGAACACGGCGGGGGCCTCGGCCATGGCCCGGCACTCTTGGGCCGCCCAAACGGCGGCCTTGACGGCATCCATGCGTGAGCTCGAGCGCACACGCGGCCCGTCCGGGCCCGCAACCACCCGCACCCCCAACACTTGCCCCGCCAGGGCCGCCCCCCCGTCGTGCCGCAACCCGTCCTCGGCCAACAATCGGCGGAGCCCCTCCACGGCCTGCCTCGAGGTGGCCCCCACCGCCCGGGTGGGCAGCTCGAGAAACGCGGGGTCGGTGGCGAGTGACTTGCCCACCAACACCGAGGGCACCCCGGTGAGGTAGGTGGCGGCCTCCGCGGCGGTGGGCACGAGGAAACATGACACCCCCACCCGCCCGGCCTCGTCGTGGGCTGCCAGGGCCACCGCGGTGCCCTCCCCGAACCACGATTCGACGGCGGCGGCCACCGGGGCGGCGGGCACATACCCGCCCACGGCCTCCCACTCGCCCGGGGTGAACGCGGGGGCCCCCGGCTCGGCGGGGCGGCCATGGGCAACCGGCACCCATTGGTTGAGGTAGTTCTGCCGGAACTCCAATTCCGTTTGCTTGCCTAGCTTGTCGAGCACCTCCCCCTCACGGCGGTCACTCCAAATCGGGGAGGCGGCCCGCCACGCGGCCCGATCCCCCACCGCGGAGCCCTTGGGGGCGGACCACTCCGCCAGTAGGCGGTTGGTCGGGTCCTCGAGCTCCTCGAGGCATTGCCCGCGGTAGGTGCCGAACAAATCCGAGGCGGAATCGCCCGCGGTGCTGATGAGCAATAGCTGAGGGCTCGAGGATTCCGTCAACGCATCGTCGGCGGCCTCCACGACAGACCTCTCAATGAACCAAGCCTCGTCCGCCACGAGCACCGACAGGGCGAACCCCACCCCCACCCCATCGGTGGCGGCCCGGATCAACCACCGCCCCCCCTCCGGTGACTCGATGACCTGCTCACCGTTGGCCCACCTCACCCGCCAGGACTGCCCGGTGGCCCACCTCGCCGCGGGCCGCCACACCTCCGAGGCGGTAGGCAGCCGGTGGGCTATGTGAATCACCGTCTGATCCTCGTCCCCGAACCGATCCGCTTGGGTGATCCGCCACAACACGAGGGCCCGGAGCAACCACGATTTGCCCACTTGCCGGGCCATCGTGATGAGGACGTTTCGCCACACCAACACCCCGTGCGCGTCATGCTCGAGGAGCCGGTACGCCACGAGGAGCTGCCACCACCGGAGCCCCGTCGTGCGCCGCGGGTGAATGCCCGGGTGCTCCTCGAGCCACCGGGCGAAATCGGGCCCGTAGGAGCCCACCGCGAGGGGGTGAGGGCCCGTCATGTATCGCGGCGGGGTGGAATCGGGCGGAACGGTGGCGAGCTCGGCCAACCACGGGACACCCCCGACAAGCTCCGCCCAATCGGTGGGGTCATGCTCCGGTTCAGGGAGAGAGAGCGCGGCAGGGTGTTCTCCTTTT